ACTGTGATTGTGTCAGCAGCGGTGATGGAGTCAGTTGAAGTAGCGGTTGTACCTGCGTAGATTACGTTGGTTCCTGCAGTTAGAACACCTGCTACAACCTGGTCGATTGAATCGGCAGCGTTGTAAGCGATGATGTCTGCAAGAGCAGCATCTACGTCGTTGAATGAAGTTAGGTTTAACTTCTTGGTTGTTGTTACAGCTGAGCCGTACTCTTGTAGAGTTACGGTTACCTGTGATGGATTGCCTAGGGCAATAGAGGAAACGTCAGCAGTCTCTGTCAGAGTGCTTGTTGCAGCGCTCAAATCTGAATAGATGGAGAATACAACTGACGAACCTGGCATAGCCTGTTGAACAGGCTTTACGTCTGCAATCGCACGCATTACTGGAATGGAGCGAAGCGCCATACGAACGTACTGGTCGTACGCTGTCTGGACTAGGTTAGCTACTGATGTTACCGTTGTGGGTGAACCAGCTGGGGTTGCCATTTAGCTACCTGCCTTTCTTTGTTAGGTTCGGAATTAGAGTCCAGACTGCCTAATAACTTCATCCAACTCTTCACGACTGTTTGCGTTCATTAGTCGACGCATAATGTCATCTGCTCCATCAGGTGAAGAACCAGAGTCAACGGTTCTTGTCATCTTCTGATATTGCTGTGCTTGAGCTGGGTCTACATTAGGTGTAGCCTGGTTCGACCCAGTATCTACACCGAATACATCGGCATAATCACTGAGCCACTTTGATACAGACTCCTCAGTTGGGTCTATATCCTGTGGGATAAATGAAGCAATCTTCGGATTTACCCCGCGACTAGCGAGAGCATCTTTAATCGCTCGTTCTCTTTGTGCTTTTGAAAGATTCTCGAACTGGCTCTTTAGTTCTGCTAGTTCTTTTTCTTTCTGCTTGTTTGCTTTACGCAACTGTTTAACGAGGTCATTTGCAGTATCTTCGATACTGAAGTCGTCATCGTCGTAGTCGTAGTTGGACATAGGTCCTTCTCCCTTAGTTAGTTGTTGTCGCAGGCCTCATACGGTTTGGGGAACGCCGTATGGCTCCTACTACTGGTTTTGGTATCTCTCTAACGGACCAGTCGTCCCGTTAGCAGGCTTAAATTGCTCCGGCTCGTTCGCGGCCTAGAGCACCACCAGACATTCCCGATGAACCCGAGAATGACGCTTGCTCAAGTTGAGCTAGCTGTCTGCGTCGTTTAGACGCTTCAGTTGCGCCAGTAAGTCCAAAGACTTCTTGCTCTGCTGTGGTTTGTGTATATGGTGATTGTTTGTAAATCTCTGATAGTTGGCTACCGCGAGGTAAAACCTCTGCAATAGTCTGGAATCCTTGACGTGCTTGCTCTTGAGTTACACCATAACGAGCGAGTTCTTCTGCTCTGGTTGCTCCAGTTGCAAGGCCAGCCATTGTTGCAGCACCGCCAATTTCTGCAGCGGTTACTTTACGCTTGATGTTTTCGATAGCCTTGTCTGGGTCTAGGAAGTATGCAAGCAAATCTCCCTGACCAATCTCTGGATAGAATGAACGAAGTGATGCAGTTATTTCAGGAGCAGCATTGATAACGCGACGCTGTGCTGTCTGGATTCTGTCTTCAAGTTCAACAGGAGATACATCTCCGCCGATAAACTTCTCAAAGCCTTCTTGACGGCCCATATCTCCACGAGTGTAATAGTTCTCAGGTAGGCCATAGCGACGCATTACATCTTGATATTGGTCTTCAAGGCCGATGTATTCTGCTTCAGTAAGTGCACGTAATCCTTTTTGGATACGAGCTTGATTAGCAGCAAAACGCTTCTTGTAAGCATCGGTATCGCGTAAGCGAATTGTAAACTCTGCAGGCGATAGACCTTCCATAATAAAACCTTTTAGTGGTTCTACTAATGCACCGAGTCCATAATTATTGAATTGTTCAAATAGTAAGTCATATGCAGACTGTCCTTGGCGACGCTTGTCTTCTGCAGCCAAGTTAGAGATGTAAGAGTTGTATGAATTTAAGTCAGTAAAGATTCTTCCATCAGGTGCGGTGTATGTTGTAGGAGTAAAGGCTGCGCCTCCACCTCCGCCGCCTTTATTACCAGTGCCGCCGGTTCCTCCACCACCGCCACCGCCAGTTCCACCAGTGCCTCCAGTGCCTCCACCAGAGCCACCTGAGCCAGCAGGAGCGTTGCTAAAACCTGGATAACTAAAAGTTACTCCATCTTTTTCGTAACCAATAATGTTACCGTATTCATCTTTTACAAGTAATGGCTGCTTATCTAGCGTATTAGCGCCAGAAGCAGTTGCTCCCTGTTGCTGTGTGTCTCCACCAAATACACGTGAGCCATACTTTTCCATATTTTGCTCAGTAAGTGGGACTCTGTAAGTCTTCCATTCTCCTGTAGTAGCGCCACCAACCCAAGAGTTATAAATAATAAATCCTGAATTTATTTCACCTTGAGGGCGAGTAGTTGGGTCAAACTTTGGATTGGACGCTGCTCGCTCGGCCACTTTTTCAGCGGCTCTTTTTTCGCGTTCGGCTTTTAATTCATCCATACGCGCTTGGCGTTGTTCTGGTGTCAGTGCCATTATTACCCCTGGAATCCAAAGTCACGTAGGACTTGTAGTGCGCTTGTAGAAACATCTTCTCTAGCATTATCTGTATACTGCCAGCGTGGGTCTTTGCGTAAAGACCTTTTGAACTCGTAAAGCGGAAGTTCTCCATTTGGACCAAACGCAGCAGTAAGAGTTGGGTCTGATAACTTAATAGAGTCTGGCTGAAGTTCTAGTACTGAAGCCATAATCTTGCGGTATGGGTCATATACATCTTCTAAGTCAAGACCTTGACGTAGCAAGTTTGCCACCTTGTCAGGCAACCCGAGAGCTGCTCTGTCTCTAATCAAAGACTTAAAGGTTTCAATAGACTCACCTTGAGCTACTCGCTTAAGCCAGTCTTGTACCTTATCTCCATAGATTTCATCCAACTCAATACCATTTGCCGCTGCTGTTTTACGCAAATCATTAAGATTTGTACCAGCGGTTCCGCCTATGATACTGCCAGATTTATAATCAAATCTGGATAAAACCTTATCTCTAATTTGATTTGCGTCATCTTCAATACCAGCATCATAAATCTCTGATGCTAAAGCATCTAGGACTTCAGGCGAAGGTGTGCCGATTAAACCTGAAGCAATACGTAAGATAGCTGCTTTAGCTGAAGCAATACCACGACCGTATTCAGAGTTCTTCTTAAGAGAATCAATCTTCTCTTGTATCTTACCGCGCTCAGTTTCTGTAGCAGCAAGTCTTAACTGATTCTCATACTTGCCTAGTAAATCTAAGTATTGTCTTTTTTCAGCACTGCGGGCTCGCCAGGTTTCAGCACCTGATAAAGCCCAGTCAGTCTGAGCAAGTCTACGCTCGAACTCAGCCGCACTCATATCGTCGTTGGGGTCATCGATATTACCAACGGCTTCTCTAAGCAACTTTCCTAATTCGTCATTATAAAGAAATATAGAATCAATGTTCTTGTATTTAGTTTTTACAAGTTCATAGATGCGCTCTATAGGTAAAGTGCCTGCAGCTTCCTCCATCATACCTGGAGTTACTCCACCCATTGATGCTTCTTCACCCATACGAAATGCCGCAGGGTCAAACACTCCTGGTTTTTTAGCAGGCTTCTTGGTAGGAGTTACTACTTCTTCTACGTCTTCTGTAACAACAGGTTTCTTCTTTTTCTCTCTTTTGGTTACAACTTCTTCAACCTGCGCTCCGGCACCTTTTGGTTCGGCTGTAGGAATAGGAGCTTCGCTCTTTTTGATAGAGGAAAGCGGTACAACTTTGTTGTTAGAAATTCTGTATTTACCTTGAGAAATCTCTGTAGCTTCATTACGTAAATTTACTTGAAGCTCGTCAGATTTGTTGTAGCCGTCAATAGCCTCTTGAAGTTTCTTTTCATCGGAAATTCTTCCGCCTTCAGTAAGGCCAAGAATTTGACGCTTAAGTCCAAGCTTGGCTTTTTCTAAGTCGTTAATACGAGCAATGCGCCTCTTTACTTCATCGGCTGCAAGTTTTTCTAGATTAGCTTTTCTAGATGCTTCAATTAAACGCTCTTGTTCGGCGGCTCTTAGACGCTCTTGTTCGGCTAAATCTTGCTTTATCTTTGTTATATCTAAAGCCATTAGCCCCTCCCAACAAACTTGTCAAATACTTCATAAAAAGAATAAACCTTACGGGCGCGAGCCTCATCTGTTCCAGCAAGTCTCTTGATTAAGAAATCTTCTGGGTCAAAAGCTTCACGAGTAGTTTGTCTGGTTGGTCCACCCTCTGAAGGGGTAACAGTAACTTGAGCCATATTCTCAGGCTTTGCCGCTTGCTTTGTAATTCTTTTAGAATACTTAGCAACTTCTTCTTGGCTTGCACCTCGACCTAAAAGGTCTTGGTACACTTCC